ACATTTCATCATCTTTGACCTCTGTTTTTTTATTACCATCTTCATCAACGATAATTACCTTGTTAATCATATTTTCAATGCTCTCTTCAAAAGTACTGCTATTAATATTTTTCCCTTCTTCAAACATAACTTTAAGCTTTGTAACACCTTTTTCCTCAATATACAACTTATCACCTTTATAATAAATCATATATTTTTTCCCATCCATTTTGGATTGCTCTGTGTATGCACTCATAAGCATTTCATAGATATTTACATCTAAAAACACTTTGCTTATTTTTGTTGTTCCCGATACAATTTGACCTTTATTTAGCCCATAATCATTACATATCACATTAGCTATTTCGTGAGCGGCTTTATTTTTTATATTATAAGATACCTTAATCTTATTTAACCTCTCTCCATAATCATACGCTAAATAGTTAGTCGTCTTATTATTACTCTCTAAACTTCTTTTCCATACAAACCCAACAAATAGCTCAACATTATCCTCATAAAGCATAATCATACTTGATAGAGATATATCTATACTATTTACTAAAGTAAAATCTAACTTCCTAGAACAACTTTTATAATCTCCACTCCATGTGATGCTTTGAATACTTTCTGTTAAATCGTATTTATCGCCATTAGATTTTTTACATATCAATTTTATAGCCATAAAATCACCTCTATGGAATCACTAAAGTCATTCTAGTATAAATAACGTTAGATGTTTTTAATTCGGGATATGTATCCCAGTTAGCTTCTTTAATTTTTTTATATAAACTACCTTTACCATAGAACTTTTGAGCTATATCCCATAATGAATCGCCTTTTACAACTTTATGAGTTTTTTGAGTACTTGTTGTACTTTCGCTAGTTTCAGTCCTAGTGGTATTTTCTGTACTACTACTTTGACTAGTCTCAATTTTAGGGACATTTACTTTTTTATATTCAGTAAGTGTTAAATCAAAATATAAATCTCCAGTAAAATCTTGTTCTTTTGTTTCAAAATGAGAAATTAAGCAAAGTAGATTCGTTGGTGTTTCAGTAATAATAAGACGAACAACTGTACCTGCATACATCCACTTTTGTATTTGCTCTGAAAACTCATAAGGTTTCATAAAACCACTATAACCACAAAAGCTATATTCTTGAGCAGGAAAAAAACTAGATAGAGATATTGTTTTTAATTTCATTCCATTAAAAAATGTAACCTCTCCTAGAGAGATTACATTTTCACTTGAAATATCAGCACTCCTACTAACCCCTCTTTCTTGAGGTGTAACAGGAAATCTTATTTTATTATCGTCTGTTCCAAGCCAAATTTCTTGCATTTTAACCTCCGTATGCAAACCTAGCTTCACTAAGTTTTTGTATAAATTTATTAGCAAGTTTATCTAAGTCAGCATCTTCTCTTATTACTATTGTTTCTGCGAATTTAGGAATAGATATATTAATATTTTGTGTAGAATTATTTGAATTAGGTGTACTTGAATTAGTTAGCATAGCATTAGTTTCTCTGTTTGTATAGACTCTTGAACCGCTAGGCATTTCAACAAGCTCTGGACCATGTTCACCCACCAAAGAAAGTCCACCTTTAAAATACTTCGTACCCGTAGCATTTTTATCTGTTTTACTTAATTTATTAGAAATCCAGTTTACTCCATTTGATGCAAAGTTACTAATTCCATTTACCATTGAGCCTATACCTTCTATAAGAGGTTTTATTTTTTCGTAAGTACTTTTTACAATCGAACCAATGCCATTAAAAACATTTTTAAATATATAACCTAAATTTTCTAAAATACTTCCAACGCTTTCAAATGTAGGACCTAATCCTTCTATTAAACCACTTACATACGGTGCAGTTTTTTCAACTGCAACACCTATCCACTCCATAGACGTTTGTGCAAATGATAAAAGCCCCATAAATACAGGTCCTAGTGCAGTTAATAGTTGTCCAATAATAGGAACTGCAACACTTACTATTCCTTTTGCTGTTTCAAAAGCAGTTTTAAATAAAGGTGCAACTGTTGGTAAGTGAGTTTTGATAAAATCAATTCCTTTTCCAAGTCCCTCTGTAATTTTTATTCCTATTTCTTCAGCTTTTGGAGTTAGCTCACCTATAAAACTTATAATATCTACCATAACTGGCTTTAATGGTTCAAGCATTCCAAAACCAATATCAGTAATTATAGATGTTATTCCACCCATCATAGTAGATAATAATCCCTGTGCTGTTGCTGATAGTTTTTCTGCCCCACCAGAATACATTCCTTTAAGTACATTAAGTACCTCTTCTTGTGATGCATCATTTACTCCAAGCTTTACTCCAAAGCTTTCTAGTCGACTTCTATCATTAACTTGAACTAAATCAGCAACTGCACTTATAGCATCATCTAAAGTAGCTTCATCGGTAAGACCTGCCATATCTTCAGCTAATTTAAGCATACCCATAGCTTCAGATACATTTCCTCCTGTTGCTTGTAATGCCCTTGTTCCTGCAGCAACTACTTCATTGGTGCTAAAAGGAGTAGCATTGGCATTTGTTCTAAGCTCATTAAGATAATCTTCACTCATTTGGTCTAACTCTGCATCAGACTTTCCTTTGTTACCAACTCCCATAAAGTGACGCATACTAACTTTTTGTTGTTCTAGCTTGAAACCACTTTTCAAAGCTGTCCCAGCTGCTCCAGTTGCAATAGTCAAAGGAATAGCTACACCTTTTGCAAGATTAGTTAATGCTGAATTTATTTTTCCTATTACTGATGTTGCACTATCCTTTATCTTAACGAAAGGACTTACTACTTTTTGTCCTAAATTATTTAAGTTAGATTTTATTTTTTTTATTTTAGATAAAGCATTGTCTTTTAAAATTACTGCCTGTACTATTTTTTTCTTAGCTTCTATGTATTGAGTATTCTTTTTTAATTTTTCAAATGCTTTATGTGCTTGAGTAGCATTAAGACGTGCAGTCATCTTCTTTTTATTTATAGAATCCATAGCTTTTCTAGTGTTAACTACTTCTTTTTGAAATGAATTCTGCTCCCGTCTTATTCCTTTAAAAGTTGCACTCATATTATCTTTCATAGATATTACAGCACTAATATGTTTTTTCTTTGCCATACTATTAACCACCTCCTAGCATAGCATTTATCTTGTCAACTTCTTCTTTTCTATTCACTTGCATACTTGCAATGTAGAAATGTTTTTCCATTGAGTTTAAATTGATTAATTTTTCTAAGTCTACTCCTCTACTTAGGTAGTAGCTATACATATACATTTCTATATCGCTCATTATTAGTTTTTTAGTTCTTCTATTGCCTCAACACTATCCATGTATCCACTAAATTTTAATATTTCATTTGAAATATTAGTTATCTCTCCAGCTTCAAATATCACATCTAATATTTCGCATGGAACAGATATATCAAATTCCTTATGTAAATCTGTATCTTTTACATTCGGTTCAACAATCGAGTTATATACTAAATGTATATCTCCTTCTCCTCTCTCCATATCAAGAGCTTCAAGGTATAGTTCTCTGTCTATCTTAGCAATAACTATATTTGCATCTAAACTTTTTACATATAGTTCTTTTGTTTCATTTTTTCTATTTTTAAAATACTCTTTTCTCTTTAATATATCTTTTAACGATAACACATCTTTTTTCTTAGCCATTTTTGCTAACCTCCTATTTTTTATAAAAAAAGATAGTCAATATTGACTATCTTTTTATTTAAGCTGATATTATATCAACAAAACTTGCATCCTCTGGTGTAAAACCAAAGCTATATTCTTCGGTACATTCACTACCTTTTTCAAATTGTAGTAGAATAATATCATTTAACCATACGTTATCTATTGTAACTCGTTCTGATTGTCCTCTTACTGAATCAGGATCTTGTATTTTACCTACTAAAGTAACCCTTGTATCTTGACCCTTTTTCCAAGCCTCTAATATTTCTTTTTTTCCTCTAGTATATACTTTGTTTACAGAATAAGTTCCCTCTCCACTTAGAGATAATAGTTTAGAGTCCATGCTCATTCCCATTAACACATCTGTTCTATTAGCAGTAACTTTAGCTTCAAAAGACTTTAATTCTGCAATTAAAGTTCCATAAAACCACATTTGCCCCCATGTCCCACAAACTTGATTATAACCTCTCATAGTCTACACCTCCTATATGTATATATTGAAATCTAAATCTTCCATCGCATCAAGCGGTTTTATATTAGCTGTAAAAAACACACTTGAACCAGTATTTGCTTCTTTTAATGCTTGTTCATCTAAACTCTCTGTATCTATATGTTTTTCATTAAGATATTTTTCCTGTGCATTAATGTCTATTTCAGCTATCGCATCAGAACTTGAGTCTAATACGCCATCCTTTTGTAGTTGCTTGAAGTATGCATTAACAGCCGCTAAAAATATAACCTTATTGTCATAAGAATTTGATACTTTACCTACATATTGGTCTTCAAATGTTCTTCGTATATCTTCATATATGATGTCCATTGTTTCGACTATTTTTATTTTTTTGAAATCATCACTTTTATTATCCGTTGTAGTAGTAAATGAATTTACTCCTCTAGCAATTTTGATTTTAACTCCATCGTTAATTAAGATTAATTCTCCATTGTCAATGTCTTCATCAGGAGCTTCATGTTCTTTTATGCTTTCAACTTCATCAAGTACAAAATATGTAGCACTTCTTGTCAACGATAATCCTGCAAGTATTCCTGCTATTCTGGCACAATATTCTTCTGTTGTATATGTAGTTTCATCTACTTTAATATCATTTGTCGTAAAATTTACAACCGCTTCACTGTTAGCTTTACAATTAGGTAATACAGCCTTATACATTTTTCCATTTTTTCTACAAGTAGTAATCCAATTTGAAATTTCTTGAACTTCTGATTTATCAATTTTAGGCATAGTTAAATAATTAAATTGCTTAGTTTCTAAATCCTTAAGCACATTTTCTAAATTCCTCTGATTGCTTTCACTTATAACTTCAACTATAACTTTAGTTGGATTACCTAGAAATGCTAGTTTTAAGTAATCATAATTATTAGCATCAAAATCTATTTTTTTTACATCAGATATTTTTTTGAAAATATATGTTTTTTCTGTAGCTACTGTATCATTTATAATTAACGCTACAATTCCTCTTTGACTTCTTTCAATAGCTGATGTAGCCAAACTTTTAAAAACTATATTGATTTGTGGTAAACCCATAGTTGCACCTCTTTTCTAATTAATATTAAATTGCATATCATCAATAAGATCATATACTTCTTTAGTATCTCTATATACTTCTTCTGTGTATCTGAGTTCAAATTTAAACTGTAAAATTTCATCTATTTCAGACCTTTTTTCATATAAAGTTAATATTCTATCACCGACAGATAGATAGTTTATAAATGTTTTATCTAGTAAATCATTCATTTTTAAGTTATCTATGTCTGTTTTGTCATTTGAAAAATAATGTATATTTACAGTTATTAATCTTTTTGACATATCACAACAAGTATTATGACTCAATGGAGTAATTCGTACAAAAAAAGCGGGTTTTTCAAACCCACTCTTCACTTCACTAGCTATAACTTTAATACCTAATGTTTTTAATTTATCTACTATAGCTTTTTTTATATCTATTAAACTAAGCATTTTATCACCTTTAGAAATCAAACATTTCATCAATAAAACTATCTATTGCTCTATCAATCTTAGGTTGTTGGTTTGTCATAGTATTTTCTAGCATGTGGGCTCCTTCCACCCAAGTTCCATTTTCTGCAATATGACCACTTTCTATCAAATGTACCATTTTAGATGAATTTTTTATTACACCAAAACAATGACCTTTTTTATTAGTAACGCTATGTTTCCATTTCTTCTTTGTTCCTCTCGATTTTCCTTCTTTCCTAACAGGTGTACGTTGTATAGCTTCATTTTTACATCTAACAACTATATCTTCCATAAACCTTCCAACTTCAACAGGATATTCTTTTTCTAATCGAGTTATCATGTTTTTAGTATATTCATCCAATCCTTTTATTTCAAATGATTTACTCATCAGAAACACCTTCTTTATGTACAATACAATCTATAGTTGTATAAGGACTTAATTCTTTTACATGATTTATATGTTTAATGTCATACATAACATTATCATAAATAATCCTCATATCTTCATCTATGTCTGGTGTATATCGCACTTTAAATCTATAAGTATATTTGATACCTTCTTTATTTTGATGAATTGGATTTTCTCCTTTTAATTGCTTTTTTTCGGACCATAATTTTTTTAATTCAATCCAGTCTTTTACTATTTCTCCAACTTCATTTTCTGAATTTTTAACTTGCAAAACTTTTATTCTATGTCTCATTTTACCTATATTCAAACTCATTTTAATCCCTACCTTGACAACATTTAAGTTGTGTTATTATGCTTTTTAATGCAAATGCACTAGTATTTTTTGCACTAGGATTTGTTGGATTTCTGTCATCATACCAGCCACATACAAGAATATTTATAGCTAAGTTGTATAATGCATTTTCTTCATTTTCTTTAATTCCAGCATTTAATAAAAATTGTTTTGCTGAAAGTAAAAAAGAGGATAATATTTTATCCTCTTCATCTGTATCTATTCTTAAAAAATCTTTTAATTCTTCAAGTCTAGTATTTTTCATATTATCCACCTACTAAGCATTAGCACCTTTTGTTAATAATATTACTCCTTGAGTATCTGTAAGCTTTCCATCAGCTATAAGTGTTGATTTAGTTATCCATTCATCAGTTTCTTCATCAAAATATCTCTTCATTGTCATCTGTAAGTTGCTATTTAACATATAGTCTTTTAAATTAACTAATATACCAAATACTTCACCAGTAGTTGCAGCTTCAAAAGATGGTAAATATAAATCTGTTGGTATTACTTCCTTCCCTTTAAATATAGGCTTATCTTCTCCATTTAATCCTATATTAACTCTAGCAACAGGTTGACCATTTGCATCTGTCATTCCCATTATGTCACCTTCCCACGTTTCGTTGTTAAGTATCAATACCACACCTTGTCTTTTTGCTAGAGGTATTTTTGCAAATATCTTACTCCATTTTTCCCATGATTGTAACTCATTAGCTTTAACTACTATTTTTTGAGTAGATTTTATATCAGTATCTTTTATTATCCCTAGTGGTTGCTTTGTTCCTGTTCCTGATATTATTGATTGTTCTAATGCTATTATCATAGCTTCATAAATATTATCTATTACAGATTGTTCAAATATCGCTAATGATGTAGTATCTGCTTCTAGTGTAACAGCAACTCTACATTGTAACTTATGATAACTAAATGTTACAGTACCATCAGTAGTTTTATTTTGTTTGTCAGCAGTATTACCTTCAGCTACCCAAGTTGCAGTAGGCTTTGCACTAGACTTAGGTATTGCTACTCCGCCTTTTATATTTGTTTTTGTTATTCTTTGGAATATATAGCCATACGTATTTAGTTTTTCAACTATTTTATTTACTATTGTCGTAGGTATAACTTCTCCTATATCAGTAGTATTTGTTGTAGAGTCTGCTCTAGTTATAGCAGCACCTCTTAATACATAATCCATAAACGCTTTTCTGTATTCCATATCTTCTATATCAGCACTTCTTTTTTCTCCAAGATTGAATGTTCCTATTGGATTAAAATCTTTTGACGATATTTGAGCTGATCTTTTTTCTCCGCCTTGAACAAAATGTTCTTCGTCTGTATCTTTCATTGAATCTATCATTGTTCTTAATTCTACCATTTCAGTATTAATAACTTCCATTTCGCTATTTATACTTCTTAATTCTTGTACCTCTGTAACTTCTTGAGATCTTTTTAATAAGTCTTGCTTTCTGTCCTGTTTTGCATTGAATAATTTTAATAATTTTTCCTTCATGTTTTTACCTAACCTTTCATTAATATTTGAGTTCTAAGTCTTTCAATGTTTAATGCATCCGAGTTCTCCAACTCTTTATTTCTTGCATTCTCCAATGCAGTTTTAGCATTCTCCAATGCTACTTTATCTCTTGCATTTATATCTGTATTTGAGTAAGCTGGTTGATTTACAGCACTTACTTCAAAGACTTTAGCTATTTTGTGTATTCTTCGAGTCGGCATATCAGATTCTAAGTTTTCCCAAGTTTGCTCCTTAATCTTAAAAGCAAAACTCATACCGTCTATATCTCCTCTACTAATTGAGCTATGTAGAGTTCGAGCTTCTGCGTTATTTTCAATATCCAAATCAGCTCTAATAAAAAGACCAACTTCATCAATTTCTAACTTCATTGTAGAGTTGCCATTGTTTCGCCTTGAACGAGCCATAGGTATTTTATTCATATTGTGATTCACAAAAAATAAAACATCATCAAAGTCGCACTCATCAAATGCTCCTCTCTCTATAACTTCATCAAACCAACCACCTATTGAAGTTCTTTGATTAAATACTGCCGCATGACCTTCTACATTATATTTATCATCTTGAGTTGTTTTAAAATCAGCTACATTAAAGCTCCTTACAACTGATAACTCATTCATTTGCTTATTCATCTTTAATCACCCCCTTTTCAAACTTATTCATTTGGTAATTATCTGCTATATCTCTATTTATGAAGTTAAGGCTCATGTGCCTTGTATCTCCACCTTCAAACGGAGGATAACCAAATAACTCTAATAGCTGATTATCGGTTAAAGCTCCTCTATTACCTAAAATATCAGCAACTGCTATTTTGTTTTTAGTATTAGTGAACAATAGTTTTTGACCATAAAAAATGACCTCATTACCATGCTCTAGTTCTCTATTGGTAAATAAGGTCTTACTAAATGCTTGTCCTAATGCAATTATATTTGACTCTAACTTTTTCTCATAAAATGCTTGATATTGTTCATCTGTAAAATCTCCATTGATTATAGCTAATGACACTCCAAAATGATTTAAAATTTTACGCTCTACAAACTCAAGTGTACTTTTATCTATGATTGTAGGATTTACATCTATTGGTATATACTCTTGTTTTAAATCGATTGGAATTATTCCACTTTGAGAATTCACTAATTTTCTTTCAAATTCTTCTCTTTCTTTTTGTTGCTTTTCATCATCTAAAAGAGTTTGTATTTTTAATAAACCTCTTACTGATAAGCTAGATTTAACAGCCTTATCCAAGCCTTCTGTGATTGTATGGTTTATTTTTAAAACTTTTAAAATATCTTGATTTTTAGGATTTCCATTTATATCTCCACCCATTATATCATTATCGCTAAAATCTTTTC